CCTCCTATACCCGGTAACACACCGACGACACAACAACCCGCAAGTCCTACCCCGCAACCAGCAGGTCAGGCCCCGCAAGTACCACCAAAAGCAGCATAAGGAGAATATATGTCTGAACAAGTAGTAGAATCCACAGTTACTGAAACCCCTGAAGCGATTAAAGCCCCTGAATCGCCTCAAGAATCAAATTTATCTGATACTTTTCAACGTATCGCTAAACAAGAATCATTTGTTAAGTCTGAAAGGGCAAAAATTGAAGAAGCCCGTAAAGCTTTCGAAGCTGATAAAGAAGATATTAGCAAATACAGATCTCTTAAAGAGAAAAACCCATTTGAGATACTTGAACATTTTGGCATTAGCTATGACAAGTTACTACAAGCGGATAAAGACAGACAAAATCCAATAGATCCTATGGTTAAAAAAGCTCTTGATGCTGTAGAGCAACTTAAAGGTGAACTTAATTCTGAAAAAGAAAAGGTTGTTCAAGAAAGACGATCTAAAGCTGAGATAAAATTACAGGCGGATATTGCTCAAGTAATTAAAACTCATGAATTTGATTTGATTGAAAAACTTGAAGCTAAAGATTCTGTTCGGGAATATATGGAAGAGATGTATGCCACTACTGGAGAGATCCCCGATGTAAAAGAAGCTTGTGAAGCTGTAACAGAAAGACTTGCTGCACGATTTATGTCTGTGAAAGATTCTAAATGGTTAAAACCAAAAGAGGCCCCAGTACCCGAACGGGCCACCGAAAGTAATACTGAGACCCAAAAGAATCATACCATATCAAATAAGATGACACAATCCTCTGTAGGGACAGATAAGCCAATGACTGAGTCTGAAAGGTTCAAAGCAGCTCTTCAAGCTATGAATACCGTCAGTCGCTAATGTTTTTCTATTCTTGCTATAGTTCTATCAGTCAGAAGAAATCGACGTAGTTTCATTAATCCTGCCCAAATGATTAGTGTTCAAGATAGTGGGAAGTTTACACATAAATTTTCATATGTAAGTTAAGTTGTTTAACTTTACATACAATTATCTTGAAAGGATCATCGCCTCATGGCTCTGAATCAAACAAATTTTGAAGCTGCTTTAAAGCAACTTTACCCTTCCGAAGTTATCAAAAATATGGGTTATATGCGCAACCCTTTCTATGCACTAGTTGCTAAAGATGAAGGATTCGTTGGAGAAAGCTCCAAAGAACCTATTGCTGTAGCTTCTGTTCAAAACCGTTCTGCTACTTTTGCAAATGCAAACGTTTCTTCGACTAACTCTATTGTTAGAGCTTTCTTAGTTACTCGCGTATCGAACTACTCAATGGCTGCAATTGCCAATGAAACTCTTTTAGCTTCTGACTCAGATAAAGGTGCTTTTATTAAGGCAGCTAAATTTGAAATGGATAAAGCCATTCATGCTTTAACTCGTTCTATTGCTACTCAACTTTATCGTTCTGGTACAGGTTCGATTGGTAAGATTGCATCTACTGCAACTATCAACAGTACATCTGTTTATGTTCAATTAGCTCAACCTGAAGATATCGTTAACTTTGAATATGGTATGAATATTTCTGCATCTCAAACAGATGGTGGAACATTACGCGCTTATGGTTCAACTGCTGCATTCATTGTAGCTATTGACCGTGCTGCTGGATCTTTCCTTTGCTCAAGTTCTTTTGGTGGTGGTGCTGTTGCTCTTAGTACACTTTTAACTTCTGTTGCTACTAGTGACTTCCTTTATGCATCTGCTGGTGACTTAAACTTAACTATCTCCGGATTACAAGCTTGGCTTCCTGGTACTGCAGTTACTGCAACTACATTCTTTGGTGTTGACCGTACAATTGATAAAGTTCGCCTTGCTGGTGTAACTTATGATGGTTCTTCTCAAGGAATTGAGGAAGCACTTATTGATGGTGCTCGTTTAGTTGCTCGTGAAGGTGGAAACCCTGACCATGTATTTATGTCTTACAAAGACTATGCTTCTTTAGTGAAAGCAGTTGGAAGTAAACAACAATACATCCAATACACAGACGTTAAAGTTGATGAACCTGGCGTAACTGTTGGATTCTCTGCACTTATTCTTACTGGACCTAATGGCCCAATGAAAGTAATACCAGACCAAAACTGTCCTGCTGGAAAAGCATTCTTGTTACAAATGGATACTTGGAAATTAAAATCTCTAGGTGAAGCTGCTCGTATATTTGATGGTGATAGTTTGACTTTAGTTCGTGACCCAAGTGGTGATAACCTCTTAGTTCGTTGTGTATCCTATGCACAATTAAGCTGTCGAGCTCCTGGTTGGAACTGCGTAGTAACTCTTCCATAACCTTAATGGCCTGCTTTCGGGCAGGCTTTTTAATTTTTAGCACAAAACTGTCATTATTTGACAGTATTAAACAAAGGATGCCAAAATGGCTCAACGTAAATATGAACAATTTCAACTTTCTCTTGAAAAAGAGTTAGTTACTATCCATGGGAATATTCCTATTGGAGCTACAGGTGCAGTAGGGACTTTAGTTGCATCTAAAAATCAAGGAATCAAAAGTGTAGTTCGTAATAGTGCTGGTAAATATACCATTACTCTAGGAAATGCAACTCAAGCTTCTGTAGATAAATACATGCGACTTGTAAATGCTCAAGTTAGTATAGTTCTTTCGACAGTTTCGGCTGTAGTGAGTGGTGTACAAATTCTTTCTGAAGATGTGGCTGGAACAGGAACTGTAATAATTCAATTTTACGGACCTACAAACTCTAGTACAACAACTCAAATTGCAGTAGATCCAGAAGATACTTCTGTAATTTTAGTGTCTTTAATATTAAAGAACTCATCTGTATAATTGAAAGTTATTCAAAATCAATAACTTTGAGTAACTTCATTATACTTATAGGTTTAAATTTAAGTCTAAATATTAACCTGTAGTATATAAATAGAGTAATTAATAAACTATGCAAGTGACTATACAAACCATAACCGATTCAGCTATTGACTTAGCGGATATGCGGAACTCTCAATTCATCGACCAGTCGGGAACGGCTGGTACTGAGTTGATTCGTTATGCTAATATGGCTTATAAAGATATTTATCAACAAATTATACTAAGTAAAGAGTTTTACTTTACTACTACCACTACAATTTCTATTTTAGGTGGAACATCTAGTTATGCTTTACCTGTAGATTTTTATAAGTTAGATGGAGTTGACTTAGCTTTAGACACATATTATGCAACTGCACCTTTCGGTCAAGTTTATCGCTACATCCTTGTAGGAGCTAATATAGAGTTTGTACCTTTACCAACACAAGCAGCAACGATACAACTTTGGTATACTCCAGAGCCTGCGGTCATTACCTCTCTCGCTCAGATAGTTTCACTTCCAATTGGATGTGATGAATATATGAGTTTGTACATTGCTTCAGCTATGCTTTCTAAAGAAGAAAGTGATACAACTGCACTCACCCAGAAGCGCCTTGAAATTATCGATCAACTAAAAAATAGTTTAAAAGATAGAGACCAAGGCTCAGCTGCTTACGTTATCGATGAATCTACCGTTAACGCCGGGGCTCTGTACCCTTTCAGAGGAAATGACTGATGCAACAATATGTTCAAGTCATTGCAAATGATAGACAAACGCAAGAGATGAACAATAATGTTGCTCGAGTCTTTAATTCTTTATATACGAACCCGTTACTAAACAACCCTGTTATAGTAAAGGGGCTCTTATTCTCATCTGGTACCGACCTACTCGTAAGCCATAAGTTAAATCGGGCAGTCACTGGTTATATTGTAATCAACTCGAACGCGGCTGTCAATATATATCAGTCTGCAACCATAAATAATGCCCCTACAACAGGTATTATACTGAAATCAAACGCAAACGCAACAGTTGACTTGTTGTTTTTCTAGGAATATCAAATGACTACAACAACCCCAGATATGGGACTCATATTACCTGATGTAAGCCTCACTGTAGGGCCAACATGGGCTACTTTATTAAATGCTGCTCTTACTGCTATTGATTCACATGATCATAGTACAGGTAAGGGGATAAAAGTCACACCTCCAGGTATCAACATCTCTAGTGATTTAACTTTCGCTAGTAATAATGCTACAAATCTTCGTTCGGCTAGATTATTTAACAACTCCGCTATTACTTTAGGTGTAAATGATAAAACTTGTCTCTATTCTCTTAATAATGAGCTTTATTATGTAGACGGAGCTGGTAATAATGTTCAAGTTACTCTTAATGGAGCTCTTGATATTAGTACAGGTATATCTGCACTTACTTTAAATGATAGTGCTTTTTTTCTTCAATATTTTGGAGATACTACTAAAAAGTTTAGATTTAATGCTTCTGCTATACCTACTGCAACTACTCGAGTCCTTT